GATGGAACTACTGCTTATCAAGATGATGGTCATCCAGAAAGAGATAATATCCCTTCTTGGCTTAGATTAAAGTTATATCTATTACAAAATAGATTGAACATTGTATCATTAAAAATTAGATATAGATCTAATATTGCAGATACTTTGCCAAAAAATGCAGAGGGGTATTTTTTTTCCAATCTGGCATTTTCCATTTTTGGTTCTCATAGCGGAAGTTGTTATGTAATAGGATATAAAGATGGAGACATAATAAAAACTGAAGAATGGCTAGTTCCAAATTTAACTCTTCTCAAGCAAGATGAAAGGCCAGTCATTATTAATGACTTTTTAATATTAAATCATGGAAGACAAATATAGCAAAAAATCTGAAACGAGAACATTTGAGTCAAGATTTGGTGGTGGTTGGATTTCTGCTGCTCAATATTTAGCAGAAACAATGTGTGCTAGAAATGCTAAGTTTAATAAAACAGAACTTCCTCCGAAGTTTTGGAATCACAAGCCTTGGAAAGATTATTATCTTTATCAAATAAAGCTTGCAAATAGTTTGCTTAAAAAGTATTCTCAGTCCATAATTTTTCAATCTTTGAGAACTCCAAATGGAGTTAAAGTTATTTCTTTGAAATCTCCATTTCTTCAAAAAGAAATAGCTATCATAGAAAAGAAAAGCGCTCAACAGGAAATAAAAACCACACAAGTAGAAAACTTGGATCAAAGACCTAATTTTGTGCAGAACAAAAGTTTAAAAAGAAAGCTAGAGGAATTAGATGGCCAAGAAATCTGACAAGTCAGAATCTAAAAGTAGTGACTATTTAGAAAGAGTTATGTCTGAAGTTAATAAGCAATATGCAGAAGGAGTTGCTATTACGGCAGACAATTTATTAGATAATCCACCAGAAATTATACCTATTAGCCCTGCTTTAGATTTAGGTTTACATGGAGGGATACCAGAAGGTTCTTGGGTAACATGTAGTGGTCATCCCAAAACAGGAAAAACATTAACATCTTTATCATTTGCTGCTGAGTGTCAAAAACAAGGCCGTCATGTTTATTACTTAAATATTGAAGGTCGTTTAAAGTCCATGAATATTCATGGTATAGAAGGTTTAGATCCTAAAAAACTAACAATTTATAGATCTGTTCCAGAAAAAATATTAACTGCTAAAGATTATTTAAATTTAGCAATGAAAGCTATTCAGACGCATCCAAGGTCTTTAATCATTATTGATTCGGTAAGCTCTCTTTGTGATGAAAGAGAAATGGATGAAGGTATAGGTTATGAAAATCGTGGTTCTGGCAACAAGATGTTTGCTGGTTTTTGTAGGCAAGCGTCCAATCTAGTTCCCATTCAAAAAGTTATAGTTTGGTCTATTATGCACTTGGCTCAAAACCAAGGCATGTATGGTGGCTTTATTGAAAAGGGATCAAGGGCTTTACAATATCAGGCCGATGTTCAACTAAGAGTGAAATATGATAAAGCATGGACTGCTAATCAAGATGGAAAAGAAGTTCAAGTCGGTCAACAAGTTCATTGGCTTATAGAATCTTGCGCTCTTGGATCTCCAGGCATGGAAGTTGATAGTTATATTAGGTACGGTGTCGGCATTGATAAAACATTTGAAATCATAAACCTAGGCATGGAGTTAGGTTTAATTATAAAATCTGGTGCTTGGATGAATCTTGACTATTTAAAACGGCACATAGAAGAATCAGAAATACCAAAAGTGCAAGGTTCTGAAAAGCTTTATAAACTATTAAAAGAAAAGCCAGAATGGATAGCTCTTTTGCAAAAAGAAATAGATGATATACTAAGACCATGAAAGTAACAGGATTAGACAACAAAGAATATTCTTGGTCTATTTGGGGAAAATCCTCAGATTCGGAACAAAAATCTTCTTATCATTTAAAAGCTAGGGCATTGTTAAAAAAGTTATTTCCAATAGATAGAATTTTGGAAGAAGTTTATTTGCCGGGTTGTGATAGTTTATATGCTGACTTTTTCTTGCCTTTGAGGAAAATAATTGTTGAGGTTCATGGAGAACAGCATTATAAATACATACCGTTTTTTCATGGCAATAAATTAAATTTTGCTAAAGCGCAAGCTAGAGATAGAAACAAAAGGCTTTTTTGTGAAAAAAATGGAATATTATATATAGATTTACCATGTAGTGAGAGTGAAGATGAGTGGAGAAACAGAATTTTGGAATGTAAATTGTAATAAAGATTTTTTTGAGTCTTTGCATAGCCCATTTGAAAATAATCTAGGCTTAACTTTTACTCCAGAAAATCCAAATGAATGTATGCGATTATTAAATTTATCGCATGATCAATTAAAAGTAATGACTTCTGACCAATGTGGCGAAGCAGCATTGTTGCTTCATAATTTTTCATTTAGACTGACTAAAGAAATAAGTTCTAAAAAAGCATTACTTAATTATTATAGAGAATGTTTTTATAAAACTATTAGCAAATATGTATCAGACATAAAATATCTTTCGGCAGAAGAAAGAATTGCTATAGCTGCTGAACAAGATGATTATGCTAAAAAGTTAAAATTTAGCATTGTTAAACTTCAATATATTATTGATCGTGTTGAGTATTTGCCCATGAAAGTAGATAAAGTAGCAGATATGTTTAACAGTTTACAAATAGCTAGGAGAGTTAGAAATGACAATAGTAGAATTGCTTAACAAGGCTTTAGAAGAACAAAGTTTTTCTTATGTAGAAGAAGCTTTATTTAATTTAACTGGTATTAAACCAGAATCTAAAAAATCGACTAAAAAAAGAGTAAATAAAAAGAAAGAACTGGCGAATAAAACTATAGACTCTGATTTTGTAAATAATTTTGTTGATGATTTATCAATACATCCAGAGCTTGTTGAAAAAAATATAAAAAAGGTTAAAAAAAATTACAGACCAGAATATACCGAATCCTTAATTGATGTTAGTTGTTCAAAGTGCGGTTCTAAAGAAAGGGTTGAAAAAGAAGAGTTTTATTCATTGGCTAGGTTATCAGAAGGATCTTATCTATATACTTGCCCAAAATGTATTAAAAGGAATTTATCAAGATGATGCATGACCCAGCAGCTGAAAGAGCAGTTTTATCTTCTTACTTTCAACATGGTAAAGATGCATACATTGAATCTTCAGATATTTTAAATGAAGATTGTTTTTTTATAGACTCAAATAAAATAGTTTACAAATGTTTAAGACATTATTATCAAGATGAAAATGAAAAAATAGATATTCCAACATTTTTATCCATAGCAAACTCGCTTGGTTATAAAGAATTTTTTGAATCTAAAGATGAAAAAAAATATCTTAATAGCTTAACCATTCTCCCTGTTGAGTTAAAAAATACACGAAAGCTTTCTGCAAAACTTGTAAAATTAAAGATTGCAAATTCATTAAAAAAAGAAATAGATCTAGCAAGCGGTGAATTAAACTCAGTTACTGGAGATGAAACGCTATCAAATATACTTGGGATAGCAGAACAACGAATATTTGATTTTACACTTAATTTATCAAATAGTGAAGATTCTGCTCCAAAATTCATTGGCGATGGCATAGATGAATATATACAACACTTGGAAAATAATCCTATTACTCAGATAGGTATTCCGAGTGGTTTTCCTATTTATGATCAATGTATTGGCGGTGGTTTTAGACCTGGCACAGTAAACATCATTGGCGCAAGAATGAAAACCGGAAAGTCATTCTTTGGAGATGCCGTAGCACTAAACATTTCTGAAAAACTAAACATACCAGTTTTAGTATTAGATACTGAAATGTCTAACAAAGATCATTGGCATAGAATGTTAGCGTCAATATCTGGAGTTAAAATTAACGACATAGAAACTGGTAAATATATATCATTGCCAGATGGTAAAAATAAAATAAACAACGCTAAAGAAAAGCTTAAATCAATACCTTATTATTATAAATCAATAGCCGGACAACCTTTTGAAGAAACATCAGGCATTATGCGAAGATGGATAATGCAAAAAGTAGGTCTTAATGAAAGCGGTCAAGCCAATCCATGTTTAATAGTATTTGATTACATTAAGCTAATGAGTGATGATTCTATAAGTAAAAACATGGCTGAATATCAAGCATTAGGCTTTCTGATGACTTCTTTGCATAATTTTTGTGTAAAATACGGAGTGCCATGTCTTGCATTCACTCAATTAAATCGTGATGGTATAAATCGTGAAGATACAGATGTAGCGTCTGGTTCTGATAGAATTCTTTGGTTATGCAGTAATTTTTCTATATATAAAAGAAAATCAGAGGAGGAATTAGCAGAAGAAGTTCCAGCAGCTAATGGCAAAAGATATAATTTAAAGTTAATACCAATTATTAGTAGGCATGGAAATGGCTTATCACAAGGTGATTATATCAACATTTGTGGCGAATATGAGATAGGTAGGATTTCTGAAGGGCCTACAAGAAATAATTTTCACTCACTAAGAAATACTAATAGCGGTTTTACTATTTCAGAAGAGGTGTCAAGAAATGAGCCAATTGACTTCTTTGGATCAGACGAAGATTAGTTTTATGTCTGAAAAAATATTTGAGAATATTCAAATATTCTTAGATATGTTTGACATTAAATATAAAAATGTACAGAATTATATTTCTGCTCCATGTCCAATACATGGTGGAGATAATCCTACTGCTTTTTGTATGTATCTAGATGGGAATACTTTAAAAGGTAACTGGTGTTGTTATACACATCATTGTGAAGAAATATTTAGGCCAACACCATTTGGTTTTATTAGAGGTGTTCTTTCTAACAAATACAATAATTGGACAGGGCAACTTAAAGATATAAAATACGGTTTTTTAAAAACATATGACTTTTGTCAATCAATACTGAAAATTGATGAATCTAATATTCCAGAGTTAAATAATATAGAAAAAAGAAAGTTTTGTAATGATATTAAAATATTTACAAAAACTAAAAAATTCTTTAAAGGTTGGAATTTACATAATGTTATTTCAAGTATGGATATACCATCACAATATTTTTTAAATAGAGGTTATAAAAGAGAAACCTTGGAACATTTTTGTGTTGGCACTTCAAAGAAAAATGACGGCATTTTTAGAGATAGGTCTATAGTTCCAGTCATAGCACAAGACGGAATTCATGTTGTCGGTTTTACTGGAAGATCAAATTATGAAAAATGTTTAAAGTGCAATCAATATCACGAAGGATCATGTGAATCTAAAAACAAAAATTATATATATTCAAAATGGGTAAATAACAAAGGTTTTGCAAAAGAAAGATACTTATATAACTTACACAATGCTATAGAAGCTGCTAAATACAGTAAAAAAATAATTTTATGTGAAGGTCCAGCTGATGTTTGGTCTTTATATGAAAAAGGTATTGAAAATGCCGTTGCTATATTTGGAACATCTTTAACTGATTCTCAACAAATTATATTAGAGACTTGCGATATACATAAGATAATCTTATTATTAGACAATGATGAAGCTGGCATTGAAGCAAGAGAAAAAATCAAGTCATCTTTATGTAGGTTTTTTAACATAGCAGTACCAAAATATGAAGGTAAAGATCCTGGATCATCCAATTCAAATTTGAAGGACATATGCAATGTGTAAAATATTAGGAATAAGTGGTAAAAAAAGTGCTGGAAAAGACACGCTAGCTAATGCATTTTTTAATCATTGTAGATTTTTTTTAAATAAAAAAGTAGAAATTATACCTTTTGCACTAGCTTTAAAAGATACATGTCAAAATTTATTCAGTATAAAAAAGAAATCTATTTATGGAACCGAAGAACAAAAAAATGAATTAACTTATTATAAATGGTCTGATATGCCTAATTTTGTATCTGAAAGTATTTATGAAAAAATAAAATCTTCTGGCATTGATCCAAAAGATATAGGTTTGTTTACAAAAAATGATTCATATATGACTGGTAGAGAATTTTTACAATTTTTTGGAACTGAAATTTGTAGAAAAATAAGCGATAACATACATATACAAGCAACATTTACAAAAATTAATTCTTTAAAAAGAGATTTTTTTATTATTCCAGATGTAAGATTTGTAAACGAAGTTAAATCAATTCAAGAAAACGGTGGATATGTAGTAAGATTAAACAGGGGTATTTCAAGTGATACACACTCTTCAGAAAAAGAATTGGACGATTTTAAAAACTTTGATTTAATAATAGACAATTCAAAATTATCTGTAGATAAAGAATTATCTTTGTTAAATAAATTTTTAACCAAAAAAGGTTGGTTTAAATGATAATAACCTATTTAAGGTCTTCTTCAGCTGGCTCGTTTGAATGGTGTCAGCATAAATATTTTTTAACATATTGTTTAGGTTTTAAAGATGATTCTAATAAAAAAGCTGTAAAAGGAAATATAGTTCATAAAGCACTAGAGTTACTAGCTAATAAACAGCTTTGTTTGCAAACAAAGACCAAAAATTTTCGTGATGATGAATTAGATAAAGAGTTTGATACCTTGCTTATTTGTCCAGAGCAAGCTATTAAGTCAGCTTTTGAATTTTATAGCAAAAAAGAAAATGCTTTTGAGTGGACAGATAAAGATTTTGAGGAATGCGACAAATGGTTATGGGATACTTTATTATTTAAAGACGGAATGTTTTCCCCATTGAATAGAGTAATAGTTGAGCCAGAAAAATATTTTGATATAGAGCTAGATAAACCTTGGGCTAAATACGATTTTAGACTTATGAACGGAGAAACCGTTTCTGGTAATTTAAGATTAAAAGGAACTATGGATCTTATAACCAGAATAGATTCAAAAACAATTGAATACATAGATTGGAAAACAGGAGAAAGAAAAAATTGGTCTACTGGAAAA